ATGACCGAAGGGCTTGGAATGACAGAAGAAGAAAAACGACGCTTCGAAGCGATGGAACGGCAAATTGCCGAAATCCATAGCGCGTTTTTCAAGCCCCAAATCGGGGAAAAACTGTCGATGGTCGAAAAGCTTTCGGCGCTTGTTGACGTTTCCGAAAAGGGCCAATGGGTCGTTTCTTGGGCGGTCAAAGGGCTTCTTACGTTGGGCGCAGTTGTCGCCGCAGTCGTCGCAATCAAAAACGGGGTATTCACGAAATGACCTTGAAGCCGTATCCGCATATTTACCCGAACGTTTCCGCCGTTCCGCTTGCTGAATTTCAAGCGCGTTGGCCGAACTTTCACCCTTCGGAAATCGCTTGTCGGGGAACTGGCAAAGTCGCGTTCAACTTCGAAGCAATGGATAAGCTGCAAGCCCTGCGGGTTCTTCGCAATCGCCCGTTGATCTTGAACAGCGCCTTTCGCAGCCCTGAACACAACCGGGCCGTTGACGGTGCCCCCGGTTCGAAGCATTTGACCGCCGAAGCGTTCGACGTTTCCATGTCGAACCATAACCCCGAAGAATACGAAGCCGACGCCCGTTCGGTCGGATTTACCGGGTTCGGCTTTTATCCGAAATCGAACTTCATTCATGCCGACATTGGCCCGTCGCGCCAATGGGGCGACCGCTTCCCGAAGACCGCGACGGGGCTTCCCGTTGAACGCAAAGCGGCCCCCGAAACCCTGAAAGAAGACAAGTCGGCGGTTGCCGCAATTGTGGGCGGGGGCGGTTCGGTTGCTGGCGCGGGCGTCATGGTTTCCAGCCTTGGCGCGTTGTCGCCGACGGCCCAAATTATCGCCGTCGTTGCCTTCGTTATCGGCGTCGGCGCAATGGCGTATATCTTCCGTCGGCGCTTGAAGGCGCTTTCGGAATGACCTTCGAAACGATAGTATGGGGCGGCGTCGCGTATGGCTGCGCCCTTTACTTCGTTATTCTGTTCTTTATGGGGGCGAACCATGACGACGATTAGCCGCCTTAAATCCTTCGCGGCGTTTGTCGGGGCGTTGGTCTTGGCGGGCGTCGTTCTTTTCTTTCGCGGCAAAGCCGCAGCCCGTCGCGAATTGGAACTTGAACGCGCCAAAGCTTCGGCAAACGCGCTTGAAGAAAGGGCGAAGACAAATGCGGAAGTCGCTTCGGATACTGATTTGCTTGACCGCGCCCGCCGTTCTGGCGTCGTGCGGAAAGCCGATTGACTATTGCGCGGGCTGGCAACCGATAACGGTTGCCGACGAAACCGCCGTTTACCTTGACGCCAAAGACCGCCCGGCGCTTGAAGGTATCGTTTCCCATTACGAACACGGTCGCAACTTCAATTGTTGGTAGCATTCGGCGCGGGCTTCCCCTATATTTAGCGGAAAGCTGAAACAGGAATGCCCCGCAATGAACGTAACCCCCTTCAAGGCCGACGAACTGCCCGCCGCGAAGCAAGCCTTCGCCGACGCTTTCGTTGCAGAACGCGCCCGTTCGCCGTTCAAGCCCGACCCTTTCCGCGCTGCGCTTACGGTATGGAACGAAGACAACGGGCAGTTGCCCCGCGCCTTGTGGGTTGCCCATGCCGCCAAATGGCACGAAGACCCCGACGTTCTGCAATACCTTGCCGAACTTGACAAAGAAGCCAAAGACGAACGCGAAGCCGAAAAGTTGGCCGAAGCGCAGGCAATGGCGACCGAAGATTTTAAGGCGCTTGTCAAGTTCGAAGGCATTCAAGCAATGCGGGAAATTATGAAAAACCCCGTTGTCGAAAGCAAAGACCGAATTGCAGCCTTCGACCGCCTGTCGAAGTCGTTGAACCTTGACGAAAAACCGAAGGTTGACGAAGACGCGGGCAAAATCTTGGGCGTAATTCAACACCGCCTTGCCCCAATGAACCCCGACCAATTCGCCGAATTTGCGTTCAAGCAACAAAGCGAACTTAACGGGAACCTTATTGAATTGGCGGCAAGCGATGTTCGAACTATCAACTAAAGCCGTTTGGCAAGCTATCCCGAACACGTCGCAAGAAGTCGCGTTGTATTCGACTTGCGACCATACCCTTTACACGGGAACGCGGGGGCCGGGGAAGACCGATACGCAATTGTTCAAGTTCCGCCAAGGCGTCGGCCAAGGTTACGGGCCGTTTTGGCGCGGAATTATCATTGACCGCGAATATAAGAACCTTGACGACCTTATATTGAAGTCGCGTCGTTGGTTTCCCGAATTTAACGACGGCGCTAAATTCATGTCGTCAACGTCGGCGCTTAAATGGGTTTGGCCGACGGGCGAAGAACTGTTGTTTCGTTCTGCAACCGACGAAAAGGATTATTGGGATTATCACGGGCACGAATACCCGTTTATCGGCTGGAACGAACTTACGAAGTATCCGACCGCCGACCTTTACGACATGTTTATGTCAACGAACCGAACTTCGTTTCGCCCGCAAGATTACCCCGTTTATATCAACGGGCCGATTTACCGCGATTACGGGAAGCAAGTTCAAGTTCACCCAAAGCACAAAGACGCGGTTCCGATGTTGCTTCCCGAAATCAAGTTGCAAGTGTTCAGCACAACGAACCCTTACGGGCCGGGGCACAATTGGGTTAAGCGTCGCTTTATCGACCCCGCACCTTACGGCAAAGTCGTTACGACGAAGATTGACGTTGTGAACCCGCGAACCAAAGCGAAAGAAACGGTCGAAAAGACACAAGTTGCAATTTTCGGGTCGTATATCGAAAACATTTACTTGACGCCCGAATACATCGCGACGCTTTCGCAGGAAAAAGACAAGAACCGAAAGAAGGCTTGGCTTACGGGGTCATGGGATATTATCGCAGGCGGGGCGCTTGACGACGTTTGGCAAGCGTCGAAGCATGTCTTGCCGCGCTTCGTCATTCCGCCAAGCTGGAAAATTGATAGGGCTTACGACGACGGTTCGTCGCATCCTTTCGCGGTCGGATGGTTCGCCGAAGCCGACGGAACAGAAGCCGACGTATTGAACCCGGCAACGGGGCAATGGGAAAAGTTCTGCCCGGCCCCGAAGTCAATTATTCAGTTCTTCGAATGGTATGGCGCGGAAATTGACGAAACGACGGGGCAACCTGCAATCGGAACGAACAAGGGTTTGAAAATGTCGGCCCGCAACATTGCGAAAGGCATTATCGACCGCGAAATTTCGCTTATGCAAAACGGTTGGATTTCGGAACAGCCGAAGCCCGGCCCCGCCGACAATCGCATTCGGAACGTTATAGACAAGGAACTTGAAACGACCGAAGACATTATGAAGAAAGAAGGCGTCAAATGGGAAACGTCGGACAAGTCGCCCGGTTCGCGTATTGTGGGCTTGCAGCTTCTTCGCGACCGTCTTGAAGCGTCGTTGACAGGCGAAGACCCCGGCTTTTACGTTATGGAAAATTGCCGGGCAACGATTGCCCTGTTGCCCGTTCTGCCCCGTGACGCGAAGAAGCCCGACGACGTTGATACTTCGGCGGAAGATCACCCTTACGACATGATCCGTTATCGTGTATTGAAGGGGTCGAACCGCCTTGCCGCTAAAGTCAAAATGACCCTGCCCACATAAGGAACCCGACAAAATGGCCCCGAACCTTTCGACCCAAGCGGCAAACGTCGCGTTTATCAATCCGGCGCTTGCCGCAATCATGCCGCAATACTACCTTATTCGCGACGCAATCGCGGGCGAAGTCGCCGTAAAAGCTGCGAAAACGACGTATCTTCCGAAGCCCGACAAGCTTGACAAATCGCCCGAAAACGCGGCCCGTTACGACGATTACCTTTTGCGGGCGGTCTTTTACAACGTGACCCGGCGAACCTTGAACGGGCTTGTCGGGCAAGTGTTTTCGAAAGACCCGATTTTGAAGTTGCCTTCGCAAATCGCGGTTCTTGAAAAGAACGTTTCGGGTTCCGGCGTTACGTTGGTTCAACAGGCGAAGAAGGCGTTGAACTTTACGGTCGCGTTTTCGCGCTGCGGGTTGCATGTTGATTACCCGACGACCGCCGCAGCCGACGGCGAAAACGGCGTTGTTACGGTTGCCGATATTCAGGCGAACCGCATTCGCCCGACAATCAACCTTTATTCCCCGCTTGAAATCGTCAATTGGCGAATGACCGAAGACGGGGCCGAAGAAAAGCTTTCACTTGTCGTTTTGCTTGAAAGCTATATCGCGAACGACGACGGCTTTGAAATCAAGAACGCCGCGCAATTCCGCGTTCTGCGCCTTGTCAATGGCGTATATGTGCAAGAAGTTTGGCGCGAACCGCAGCCGACCGCTTTCGACGGAACCAAAGTTCCGAAGGGAAAGAACTTCAAGCAACACGAAACCTTTACCCCGACGGGGCCGAACGGGAAGCCGCTTGATTATATCCCGTTTATGTTCATCGGTTCCGACAACAACGACGCTTCGCCCGACAACCCGAACTTTTACGACCTTGCGTCGTTGAACATGGCGCATTATCGGAACAGCGCCGATTACGAAGACAGTTGCTTTATTGTCGGTCAACCGACGCCCGTTGTTACCGGGCTTACGGAAGAATGGCTTAAAGACGTAATGGGCGGCGTCGTCAAATTCGGTTCGCGGGGCGGCATTCCGCTTCCGCAGGGCGCAACCGCCGAACTGTTGCAGGCTTCCGAAAACACCATGATTAAAGAAGCGATGGAAACCAAGGAAAGGCAAATGGTCGCCCTTGGGGCAAAGCTTGTCGAACAAAAAGCCGTGCAACGAACCGCGACCGAAGCGAAGCAAGACAAGGCTTCGGAAGTGTCAACCCTGTCGTCGGCGACCTTTAACGTTCAAGCGGCTTACAATTGGGCCGTCGGCGTCGCTGCATTCTTCGCAGGCGCGACCGCAGCCGACGACGCGGTTACGTTGAACACCGATTTCGACATTATGAACATGTCGCCCGAAGAACGCCGCCAAACAATCGAAGAATGGCAAAAAGGCGCAATCACGTTCGAAGAAATGCGAACAGTTCTTCGCAAGTCTGGCACGGCAACCGAAGACGACGCCAAGGCGAAAGAAAAGATTGCCAACGACGCCGCCGACGCTTTGAAGCTTGCCGCCGAAGCAATGGGCGACGGGCTTGACCCGAACGGCAACCCGCTTCCGAAGAAAGACCCCGCAGCCAATAACGACGGGGGCGACAAATGACAATGCAAGATAACCGCCGACTTTTCGACATTACGACGCGAAACCAATTGTATATTGAAGGCGTCAAAGGCGGGATGTTCCTTGAATTTCAACGAATGCTTGCAGAACTGTCGAAGGAACTTCAAGACCTTTTCGGGCGAATGAAGTATCGAAGCCTTGACTTGCTGAATAAGGCGCAGTTGAACGCGCTTCTTGTTCGGCTTCGTCGCGTTCAATACCGTATCTTCGGAAGTTACGCCGGGCAGTTGGTCAAGCAAATCGAAGCGTTTATGAACGCAAGTCTTGTTGTCAACCGCCGAATGTTCGGGTCGTTCTTTCAACCGCCGGGCGTCGATAACAACGGCGTTCAAAGCGACGAAGACGCCGTTGCATTTATTCCGCTGTTCATTGATACGAACCGAACGACGCCGCTTTTCGGGGCCGCAGCTATCACGGGGGCCGGGGCTGCATTGTGGGCACGGTTGAAAAACCTTCCCATGCCCGCGAACGGGGTTCTTCTTGCGAACTTCGTAAAGGCGTTCGGAAATTCGGCGCAAGGTCAAATCGAAAACATTGTAAAGCAAGCTTGGGCGAATGGCCTAAGCGTTGAAGAACTTGTTGCCGTTTTGGTTGGAACGCCGGGCGCAGCTTTGGGCGGGTTTCAACAAGGGTCGTCGTCGCAAATTGACCGTATCAAAAACCAAGGCCGGGCCGTAATTGATACCGTTGTTCAATTTGTCGCGGCTGGCGTTTCTGCGGCGGTCGCTTCGGCGTTCTTCAATCGTTACGTTTGGAACAGCATTATCGACAGCGCAACGACCGATATTTGCCGACACCGCGACGGAAAGATTTTCGAATTTGCGACAGGGCCGCGACCGCCCGCGCATATGCGTTGCCGTTCCCACATTACGCCGTTGACCCCGACCGGGGCGGCGTATGCTGCGGCTTCGCTTGGTTCTTGGCTTGCGTCGCAGCCGGAACCCGTGCAAAAGGATTTCGACGGCGGCACGTCGCAACCGTTGACTTTGGCCCAATACGAAAGCAAGCTTGCGCGTATCCTGTCTTAACCCCGGCGAAACGGTGTTTTGCCCTAACCGAAGGAAGTTCCTAAAATGGCCTTGAAAAAGAAAATCACGAAAGCGGAATACGAAAAGTTGACCGACGCTTTCAAAGCCGAATACATCGAAGACGGCGACGGCTTCCGTCTTGATGTTGACGGCGAAGAAGACACGGGCGCGTTGAAGCGGGCGAAAGACCGGGAAGCGCAGCTTCGCAAAGACGCCGAAGCGAAGTTGAAAGAAGCGCAAGAACAGCTTGACGCCTTGGGCAATGACGACGCCCGCAAAAAAGGCGACATTGAAACGCTTGAAAAGTCTTGGAAAGCCAAGCTTGAAGCGGAACAGTCGGCGCATACCGCGACGAAAGAAAAGTTTCAAGGCGTTTTCAGGAAGAACCTTGTTGACGCCAAGGCGACCGAAATTGCAACGAAGATTTCGAAAGTTCCTTCGTTGCTTGCCCGCGTTATCAAAGACCGCTTGACGGTCGATTTCGAAGGCGACGAACCGACGACCCGCGTTCTTGACGCTGCGGGCAAACCGTCGGCGTTGACGCTTGAAGATTTGCAGAAAGAACTTGTTGCAAATCCCGATTACGCTGATATTATCATCGCGTCGAAGGCTTCCGGCGGTGCCGGGAAGCCGACAAACAAAGGCGGCGGTGCCCCTGCGAACCCCGGCGGAAACGCCGACAAACCCGCCGACCTTGCTTCGATGAACCCCAAAGACCTTGCGGCGCATATCGAAGCCAAGAAAGCGGCGGAAAGTGAAACCTAACTAGGGGGAAGCCTTCAAATGGCCCTTTCTGACCTTCAAGTGTATTCGGAATATGCATACGCTTCGTTTACCGAAGTGCTGCAACAGCAAGTCGAACTGTTCAACGCGGCAACGGGCGGGGCTTTGGTTCTGTCTTCGGCTGCGAACCAAGGCGACTTTTCGCAACAGGCGTTTTACGCCAAAATCGCCGGGGGCACGGTTCGCCGCCGGAACGCCTATGGTTCGGGTTCGGTCGCTGAAAAGACCCTTTCCCAACTTGAAGACGTTTCGGTGAAAGTCGCCGCCGGAACGCCGCCCATTCGGATTGACCGGGGGCAGTTCACTTGGATACAGCAAAACCCGCAGGTTGCGGGCGCGGTTCTTGGTCAACAAATCGCCGTTGACCAAATGGCCGACATGCTGAATACGGGCTTGGGCTGCGCCTATACCGCGTTGGCGCAGGAAGCCGACGTTGTGTTTGACGCTTCGGGTCTTTCGGGGGCGCTTGCCAACGTCACTTGGTCGAACTTGAACAAGGCGCAAGCGTTGTTCGGCGACCGTTCGGCCCGCATCGGCGTTTGGATCATGCATTCCACGCCCATGCATTCGCTTTACGGCAACAACCTGACCAACGGCGAACGGCTGTTCACTTACGGCACGGTCAACGTTCTTCGCGACCCCTTCGGCAAGCTGTTGGTTATGACCGACAGCCCGCAGCTTGTCACGGCGGGAACCCCCGACAAATATCATGTTCTTGGCTTGACGCCGGGCGCGGTTATCATCGGGCAGAACAACGACTTCGACGCGAACGAAGAAGCCAAGAACGGCGACGAAAATATCATTCGGACCTATCAAGCCGAATGGACTTACAACGTCGGCGTCAAGGGCTTCGCTTGGGATAAGGCAACGGGCGGCAAGTCGCCGAACGACGCGGCCCTTTTCGCTTCGGCGAATTGGGATAAATACGCGACCGACCCGAAAGACCTTGCGGGCGTCGTGTTGACCGCCCTTGCGGCGTAAGTGACGGGGCCGGGGCGATAACTTCGCCCCGGCTTTTCCCTTCAACTTCAACGAAAGAAGACACAATGAAAGCCCTGAAAGTTCTTTACTTCGTTCGCGGCGCTGCGCCTTCGCCCGCGCAACTTGCCGAAGCGGGCGCGTTGAACGCGAACGTTTGCTTCCGCAATGCGCTTGCGATTTCGAACGAAGCCGCGCTTGAAGCCTGCGACGGGGTTGCGGGCGACGTTCCGCCCGTGTATTCGGCTAAGTTCCCGAACGCCGAAGCGGCCCTTGAAGCCCGCGCCAAGAAGCTTGCGGCCCTGTCGGCCAAGGTCGGCGACGAACCCGCCCCGAAGAAGGCGGAAGCGCCCGCCAAGGGGGCCAAGGAAGCCGCCCCGGCGACGAAGCCCGCCGACCCTGCCCAAGCCCCCGCCCCGGCTGCGCCTGCGGCCCCTGCGGCCCCGGCGACGGGCTGGAAACCCAACGCCTAACCCCCTGCGCCCCTTGCCTGCATATTGTGGGCAAGGGCCAAGCCTTGAAAGGGCCGAAACCATGCCGCAGCGCATTACCTTCTTTACCGCCAGGCCGATTGTGACCGAAGACGAACAAGCCGAAATCGACGCGATTGAAGCGGCGATTGCGCCCGTTTACGAACTGCGGGTTCGCAACGGCGGGGCTTCGCCGAACTTCGGGGCAGGGGTCGAAGCGACCGACTATATCGCCGGAACGCCGCCCGAAGCTTACCCCGACAGTTTCGCCGCAGTCGCCGCGACGGGAACGCTTACCGTCGTTACGAACCCCGCCGCGACCGAAACGATTTCCGTTGCCGGAACGACGTTTACTTTCGTCGCGTCGGGCGCAACGGGAAATCAAATCAATATCGGGGCGTCGGCGTCGGCAACCGCGACCGCGATTGCAACCGCCGTCAACGCGCTTGCTTCGGTCAATGCCGCCGCCGTTGGCGCGGTCGTGACCGTTACCGCAGCGACCGCCGGAACCGCAGGCAACGCGATTGCGCTTGTCGGCAATGGCGCGAAAATCACGCGGTCGGGCGCAACGCTTGCCGGGGGCGCGGCTGCGGGCGGTTATCCCACATTCGACCCCGAAAACCCGCCCGAATAAGGAAGCGCCGAAATGCCGATTGTCGTTATTGTCGAAGACGGAACGGGCGTCGCCGACGCAAATTCTTACATGTCGGTCGAAACCGTTCGTCAATATGCGGCGAACCGGGGCTTTACGCTTTCGGTTGACGACGACGTTGTTTCGGCGCAGCTTATCCGGGGTTTCGACTATATCGAAACGAAGGAATGCGATTTTCAAGGCGAACGGGTTTACGCGGAAAGCGCGTTTCCCCGTATCGGCGTCGTAATCAACGGCGTCGAAATTGCCGAAGACAGCATTCCGAACCTTCTTCTTGCGGCGCAATCGCAACTTGTTATCGCGCAAGCGAACGGCATTGACATTATGCCGAACTTTGTTGCGGGCGATTACGTCGTAAAGGAAAAGGTCGGGCCGCTTGAAACGACTTTCGCCGACCCCGTTCTTGTCGGAATGGGGCCGAAACTTGGCGCGGTTGACGCGGCGCTTGCGCCGTTGTTTGGTCGCTGCGCTTCGCCCGGTATCGGGCTTCGAACGGTTCGGGTTTGAAATGGCCGGATACGAACGCCAAATTGCAAGCGCGAAAAAGCTTATCGCCAAGCGCGGGCAAGCCGTGTCTTGGCGTATTCGTGCCGAAGGAACGACCGACGCGGGCGAAGTCGCAGGCGCGACGAAATGGCGACCGAAAGCCGTTCCGGCTGGAACCCCCGACGACCGCCCGGTTTCAATCGTCTTCTTTCCGATTACGAAAGAAAAGTTTGAAAGCCTTCGCGCAATGGGGGTCGAACTGACAACCGGGGCGCAAATGGGATATATGGGCGCGGTCGATTTCGAACCGTCTCAGAAAGACGCGGTTTTGCGGGCGGGCGTTCTTATGCCGATTGAAACGATTGACGTAATCGCGCCCAACGGCGACGCGGTTCTTTACGAAATCGTGTTCAAATCCGCAGTCGTTGCAGGGGGCTAAGATGGTCGATTTTGTCACGGCCCGCGACCAAATTTGCGAACGGTTTGACGCGCATTGGCAAGCGAACGCCGCCGGAATTGTGGGCTATATCCCCGAAATTCGCTTTCCGCGTATCGTTTACAAAACCCCGATTGACCCGTCGGTTCATTGGGGGCGGTTGTCGTTGCAAACGGTCAATTCGGAACAAGTCGCCTTCGGCTGCAACGGAAAGAAGAAATACAACGAAATCGGGCTTGTCTTTGTGCAATTGTTCGGCCCGATTTCCGAAGTTGAAGCGGGGGAACAACAAGACAAGTTCGCCCAAATCGCAAGGGCCGCTTTTCGGGGCGCGAACGTGCCGGGGCGGGTATGGTTTCGCAACGCCCGTATCAATGACCTTGACCCCGAAGACCAAATGTTGCGCTTGAACGTCGTCGCCGAATACGAATATAACGAAACCGTCTAACCTTGAAAGGGGCTAACAATGCCGCCCATTTGTGAACAGAACAGCCGCGACAGCAACGAAGTTGAACTTTCGTTCGCGGAAGAAGAATGCCTTCGCCAATTGCCCGAAGGCGAAGCGGCGATTGCCGCGACGGGAACCGTTACCATGTCGTCAACGTCGCTTGGCGCTGTTGCGGCTTCGGGAACCCTGACAATCAACGTCAACCCGACCGCCGGGGATACCGTCGGCGTCAACGGTCAAACGATTACGTTCCGCGCTTCGGGCGCTGTTGCGAACGAAGTCAATATCGGCGCTTCGGCGACCGCGACCGCAACAGCCCTTGCGGCTGTTCTTACGAACGTTACAGGCGTCAACGCTTCGGCTGCGGGCGCGGTTGTGACGATTACCGCCGAAGCCTTGGGCACGGCTGGCAACAGCATTGCGCTTGCGAACCCGTCGAACGGCGCTTCGATTACCCGTTCGGGCGCAACCCTTACGGGCGGGGCTGCGGCGCATTCGGTCACGATTGGCGGCAACGCCTTTGCCTTCGTCGCTTCCGCGCCGGGCGCGGGCGAAGTTCTTATCGGGGCTTCGGTCACGACGGCGGCAACGAACCTTGCGGCGGCAATCAACGCGCTTTCGCTGTTCAACGCGACTTCGGCGGCGGGCGTTGTCACCATTTCGGCGGCGGTCGGCGGCGAAGACGGCAACCTTTACGCCTTGACCAAGACGGGCGCGAACGTTGCGGTTTCCGGGGCGACCCTTGCGGGCGGCGTCGAAGCTGTTCCGGGGGCGCAATGGTTCAAGACCGAACCGAATAGCTTCGGCGACTTCGGGTCGGAATTGACGAAGGCGGTTCGTTCGTTCATTTCGCCTTCGCGCCAACGCAAGAAGGGTCGCACGGTCGGCGAAGAAGCTGCGGGCGGTTTCAACACCGACTTTACGAAGACTTCGTTGAACCGCCTGTTGCAAGGTTTCATGTTCGCCGACGCCCGCGAACTGCCCACGACGAAAAGCCTTGTTCGGGCCGTCGGTATCGACAAGCTTCAAAACGCGACGCTTGCCGCCGGGTATCAGATCAAAACCGACGCGGCTTTTGCCGCCGGGCAAATGGTCTTTGCTTCGGGCTTCGACAATGCTTCGAACAACGGCTTGAAGGTCGTTACCGCCGTCGGCGCGACGACTTATGACAAGACCGTTCAAGTTACCCCGGCTTGCGTTGACGAAGCGGGCGGGGCCGACAAGCATGTTGAAGCCTGCGGCTATCAGTTCGCAAGCGGCGACGTTTCGCTTACCGTCACTTCGGGCATTCCGGCGCTTGTTTCGGTCGCGCAAGACTTTACCGCGCTTCCGAACTTCATTCCGGGGGCTTGGCTGTTCATTGGCGGCGACGCTTCGACAACCGCTTTCGCGAATAACCAAGGTTACGCCCGTATCAAGTCGGTTTCGGCGAACGCCGTTGTCTTTGACGACGTGACCTTTACCCCGGTTACGGAAGCGGGCACGGGCAAGACCATTCGCGTTTTCTGCGGCCCGATCATTCGGAACGAAAAGGCGGCGTCGCTTATCAAGCAACGTTCGTATCAGCTTGAACGAACCCTTGGGCAAGGCGACACGTCGGCGCAAGCCGAATACCTTGAAGGCGCGATTGCGAACGAATTTTCGATGGAATTTCCTTCGGAAGACAAGATTGCCGCCGACCTTACCTTTGTCGCGGCTTCGCGTTCGTTCCGCACGGGCGAACCCGGCGACGAACTGAAAGACGGCGAACGCTTCGAAGCGGAAGGGGGCGAAGTTTACAACACGACTTCCGACCTTTACCGTATGCGTATCGCAATCAACGACGCGACGACCGCGAACCTTCTGCCCCTTGTGGGCTTTGTTTCCGAAGGGTCTTTGACCTTGACGAACAACGCTTCGCCGAACAAGGCGCTTTCGGTTCTTGGGGCGCTTGATTTCCAATTCGGCGATTTTGAAGTTGGCGGGTCGTTGACCGCCTATTTCGCCGAAGTTTCGGCCCCGCGTCGTATCAAAGACGACACCGATTGCAGCTTCAACGTTATCGGCGGTTATGACAACGCGGGCTTCGTTTTCGACATGCCGCTTTTGACGCTTTCGGGCGGCGGGTTGACGGTGGAAAAAGACGCCGCGATTATGCTTCCGATTGAAAATTCGGCGGTCGAAAGCGCGGCGGGTTACACCTTGCTTTATCAGTTCTTCCCGTATCTGCCCGATGTGGCAATGCCGCAATAAGGCTTGGCTTTTGCCCGGCGATTGATTACGATACGGGGGCGGTTAATTCCGCCCCCGTTTCCATGTCAAGCAAAGGAAAATCGACATGTCGCTTTTCGACCAATTCGAAACCAACGCCGAAAAAGAAGCCGAAGGCGTTGAAGTTCAATACGCGCCGAACAAAGACGGCACGGTTCCGACGTTCATTCTTTCCCGCATGGGGAAGGCAAACAAGAAGTATTCGAAGGCGCTTGACAAGGCTTCGAAGCCTTACGCCCGGCAACTGCAACTTGGCACGTTGGCCGAAGAAACCGCCGAAAATCTTTTCATGGGTGTTTTCGTCAAGACCGTCTTGAAGGGCTGGAAAAACGTTCGCGGTCGCGACGGCAAAGACCTTGCCTTTACGCCCGAAAACGCAATGCTTGTTTTGAAGGCGCTTCCCGACCTTTACGACGACTTGCAAGACAAGGCGCGTTCGGCTGCGCTGTTCCGCGAAGAAGTCAACGAAGCCGACGCGGGAAACTGACAGAAGTTCTTGCGTATTTGTTCGATTTGGCCCCTGTTCAAAACAACGTTGCAAAACAAATGTTGCGGGCAGGGGTTGAATTACCCGAAACGTTTGCAAATGCGCCAGAACTAAGACCCGGTTTGCAACTCTATATCGAAGCGTTCTTCGAATTGGATAGCGAACGAACCCACAACGAAACGCTTAACCCGATACCGTCTTCTAAAATAAGGGAATACGCCCGCGATTACGAACTAGACGAAGAACAGTCGGAAGACCTTCTTTATTTCATTCGTATTCTTGACGGCGAACACCTGAAACGACTTGGAAAGCGGTTAAAGGATAAAATGAAGCATGGCCCGAACACTAAACGCCCTAGCAAGCCGCCTAGACAAAGCCGCCGATAACTTGGCGGAACAAGCGAACGCGGTTAAGAAGAAGGCGGCGACGGTCATTGCGAAAAGCCTGATTTCGACAACGCCCGTTGATACGTCGCGGGCGTTGTCTAATTGGCTGGCAACTATTGGGGCGCAAGCGAATTACAGTATCTTGGCGCATTCGCCGGGAAGCGGGGGTTCGACGCGGGGCGCTTCAATGTCGGCGGCGTTGGCCGACGCAATGAACACGATTGGCGGGGCGAAACCCGGTCAATCAATCTTCTTAACGAATAACCTTCGTTATATCCGCGCCCTTAACGACGGGCATTCGAAACAAGCGCCCGCCGGGTTTGTCGAACGCGCCGAACTTCTAGGCGGCAAGACAATTCGCGAAGCAAAAATCAAGGTCTGAAACCATGTCCGACGCCCCGATTGTTGTTGAAATTACCGACAAGGTTTCCCCCGCGATTGCGAAAAAGCTTCGCGACATTGGAACCCAAGCGCGAACTTCGCAAACCCAAGTTGACAAGTTGAAAGCGTCGCTTGCCGCCCTTGGCAAGTCGAACCCGCTTACCCGGCTTCAAACCGAAATGCGGAACGTCAATACCGAAACGTTGAAAGCGGCCCAAGCGTCGCAACGCCTTTCGACCGAACAAGCCCGAACCGCTGCGGCGTCGCAACGGCTGGCAACGGAACAACAGCGAACCGCCGCCGCAGCGCAGCGCGTCGCGACCGAACAACAGAAGACGGCGACGGCCCAAGGCCGGGCCGCAACGACCGCAGCGCAAGCGGCTGCGGCGGCGCAGCGCCTTACGACGGAACAGCAACGAACGGCGACCGCTGCGGCGCAAGCGGCTGCGGCCCAATCGCGGGCGGCACAAGCGGCCCTTCGGCTTGAACAGGCGCAGGCACGGGGCGCGGCCCAAGCCCGGCGCTATGCGGGGGCAATGAACGCCGTTCGCACGGCCCTTGCCTTCGCGGGCGTATCGGTCACGGCTGGCGCAATTGTGGGCATGGGCGACGCTTACACGACGTTGCAAAACAAGCTTCAAGTCGTCGCAACTTCGCAAGCACAAGTCAACGAATTGACGAACGAAATGTTCGACCTTGCGAACCGAACCCGTTCGGAAGTCGGCGCGACGACGCAAGCGTTCGTTCGTTTTGACCGCGCAATGTCGGGGCTTGGTCGGTCGCAACAAGACACAATTCGATTGACTGAAACGATTAACAAAGCCTTGATTATTTCGGGCGCAACGACGCAAGAAGCGCAGTCGTCGCTTTTGCAGCTTTCGCAGGCGTTTAACGCCGGGCGTCTTTCCGGCGACGAATTTCGTTCGGTTTCTGAAAACATGCCGATTGTTCTTGACGCTTTGGCGCGGTCAATGGGCGTTCCTGTCGGGGCGCTTAAAGACTTGGGCGCGGAAGGCAAAATTACGTCGGAACAACTGATTACGGCGCTTGACCTTATCGAAAGCGAAGTTGACGCCGCATTTGCAAATACCGTGCCCACAATGGCGCAAGCTTTTGTCGTTCTGCGGAACAGCGCAACGCAATTCTTCGGCGAATTTAACAACGCGACCGGGTTGACGAACGGGCTTGCCCAAGCAATTCTTTTCGTTGCCGAAAATATCGGTCGGTTCGCAACTTACGCCGCAACGGCTGCGGCAATCTTTGCAGGGGCTTACGTTTACGGTCTTGTCGCGGCTGCGGTTGCAACGGGCGGGCTTTCCGCTGCGCTTGGCATTCTGCGAACGGCGCTTATTCGAACGGGTATCGGGGCGATTATCGTTCTTATCGGCGAATTGATTTATCGTTTTGCCGAAGCTTCCCGCGAAGTTGGCGGCGTTGGTCGAATGTTTCAAATCATGGGCGACACGGGGAAGGCGGCGCTTGATTGGGTCATTGCTGGCGGTTACGCAATGGTTGACGCTTTCAACGGAATTACCTTGACGATTGGCGCGGTTTTCACGTCGCTTTGGGCGTCAATTCAACGCGGCTTTGCAAACCTTATGGCGGCGCTTCAAGCGGGTATCAACACAATGATTACTTCGCTAAACGAAGCGTTTACGTTTAGCATTAACAACCCGTTTACGGGCGAAGTAATGGCCCAAATGAACGGGCTTGGCATTGCGACGACGAACTTTGCCGAAGGCTATATCAAAGCCGCCGACGATAGCGCAGCCGCAGCCGAAGACCTTTCCCGTCGCGCCGACGCCGCATTTGAAAGCATGGGCAACCGCTTCGCCGACCTTCGAAACCCGCTTGACGTGTTTAGCGAAGGCATGTCAACGGCACGGGCCGAAACCGAAGCGGCGAACGCTGCGGCGGGCGAACTTGATACGACCTTACGCGGCGCAACCGAACCCGCAGCCGGAACGGGCGCAGGAACGGGCGGCGCAGGCGGCGGGGGCGGGGGTAATGGCGGGGCGACCGAAAGCCTTCGCAAATACCTTGACGAAATGGATAGGGAAATGGAACTTTTGAAGTTGCTTCCCAAAGAACGCGAAATTGAAGCCGCTGTTCAAGAAAAGGTCAACAAGCTTCGCGAAAAGGGTATCAACCTTTCTGCGGCGGAAATCGAATTGCTTCGTTCCAAAACCGAAGCATTGCGCGAAGCGAACGCCGTTGCAGAACAAGAAGCGGCCCTTATGAACGCGACCGTTTACAAACGGGAAGAATACATTCAACAGTTGAAGGCAATTCAAAACCTGTTGACGAACCCGGAAAGCGGGTTTACGAACGCCGACGCGCTTAACCAATTGGCGCAAACCGAAGTCGGCGCGTATCTTGAACATTTGCCCGAAATGGTCAACGCCCGCGTTGAACAATTCAAGTATATGTATGAACAAGTCGATATGCTTCGCCAAGCCGACTTGATTTCCGAACAATCGGCGTCGGCTGCAAAAATGCAAATTTGGGCCGCAGAACAAAAAGCAAAGACCGACGTATTCGCTAACTTCTTCGGGGGTATCGCGCAACTTGCTTCGTCGGAAAACGAAAAGCTTGCCAGAATTGGCAAAGCTGCGGCAATTACGCAAACCGTAATTCAAACGTATCAATCGGCGACGGCGGCTTACGCTTCAATGGCGGGCATTCCCGTTATTGGCCCCGCCTTGGGCATTGCTGCGGCTGCGGCGGCGGTCGCTGCGGGCATGGCGAACGTTGCCGCCATTCGCGCCCAATCGACAAGCACGGGCGCGGGTTACATGTCGGGCGGCTATACGGGCGACGGGGCGCGGAACCAAGTCGCCGGGGCCGTTCATGGGCGGGAATACGTCCTAGACGCGGCTGCAACAAGCCGTATCGGGGTTGACGACCTTAACGCCCTGCGCCGGGGCGCTGCGACCGTGCAACGGCCCGACAGCGAAGCCGCAGGGGCCGGGCAACGGGTATCGGCTAACCCCGCCCCTGCCCCCGCAGGGCAAGCCGCAGGCGCGACCTTGAACAACAAGATTGTCAACGTTATCGACCCGGCGCTTTTCGGCGATTACATGTCGTCGCCCGAAGGCGAAACCGCAATCGTCAACGTTATCAGTCGGAACCCCGGCGTAATTAAACAGGTTGTAAGCAATGGTTAAGCTTTCGTTCGCAGGCTTCGAAGATCATTCGTTTATTCCGTATCCCCCTTTCGTCATGGGAACGGAAACGCTTGAATTTTTGACCGACATTGTTTTGACCCACAACGGAAGCGAAGACCGAACCCGGAACCGGGAAATTGCCCGGCAATCGCTTTCGTTTCAAGTTCGAACCGACTTGCTAAATCGGCAATCGCCGTTCAACCTGTCTTTGCAGAATATCCGGGGCGATTGGGCGGTTCCCTTCTGGCACGAAGCGCAAGTTGTGGGCACGGTATCAGGAACGGCGATTGCTTGCGACCCGACCCTTTCCGATTTTCGGGTTGACGGTTTGGCAATTGTTTTTCAGAATAACCGGGTTTGGCAAGTCGTGCAAATTCTTGCCGTAAACGGGTCGGGCATTGTCGTTACGCCGTCGGTTTCGCTTATGCGAAACGCGATTGTTGCGCCGATTGCGTCGGGCATTGTTCGCGGCGAAATTTCAAACGAAGCGTCGGGGTATCAGTCGGTTTACGGCTTGCTTTACGACGTTCTTGACCCGAAGCCGTTTCCGACTAAACTTGCGCCGTTGTTTGCGCTTGACGTTTCGGGGTCAATGTCTGACCCAATCACGGGATTGCCGGGAACGACCCGGCTTGAACGCGCCAAAGAAGAACTTTACGCCGTTGTCGAAGCTTTGAAAGGCGCGGCGGTTAATTCGCATGTTCAAGTCGATTTGGGAATTTCGCTTTGGTCAAGCGTCGCCGCCAACTATTCTTGGCCCAACGCGACCGAAGCCGATTTTGACGAAGCCCTTGCAATCATTGCTGCGGCGGTAACAACGGGCGGAACAACCCCGCTTCTTCCGTTTCAATTTGCAAATTCGTTTTTCGGAACCATTGCGCCGAACCCCGGCGACAGAAAAGACATTATGTTTTTCATTACCGACGCGGGGGCGTCAACGACCGCAGCCCGTGCCGAAGCTTTGGCAATGATTACGCGGGTCGCCCCATACGCCCCGCCGAAAGACGTTGATATTTACGCAATCAATATCGACGTTTCGTCAACGACCGAAGCGTTGAAAGTTGACAACGCTTCGGGCGGGAACATTACGATTGTTAACGCCGCTAATCCGACGGCAATGTTTGACCGTTTTATTTCGGCGATTGAACCGATTATCGGAAAGCAACACAAAGGCTTTGAAGTTGTAACCGCAATGCCTATCGGTTCGCGGTCAATTTCGAAGTCGATTAGCAAAATCGAAGACGCCGTTGACTTCGACCTTGGGCGGTTTGAAACCCTGTCGCCTTGGCTTAATTCCCGCGTCGGTTCAAATCACGGGTTCTTTATCGACGGGCTTGACGAATTGGCCGACTTCAAGCGGTTCGTTTATCGTCGGGCAGGAAAACAAGGCGCTTTTTATCTGCCCACATTTGAACACGACATTCGTATTTCGTCGCTTGCTGGCGACATGCTTTCGGCGTTTATCGAAAACGACGACTTCGCCGAATACTTTGACGGGCGAACGGAAATCGCAATTCGTTTCGTTGACGACACTTGGCAAACGGTCGGAATTAGCGCAGTCGAAGCAACGCTTTTCGGCGGTTACGAAGTGACGTTTGAAAAGCCCATTCAAAAGGGCTTGCAGTTTATCGAACGGGTTTGTTATATGGGGAAAGCCCGCTTCGATACCGACCGCTTTGAAATAAGTTACGTCGGTAACAGTTGCGCCGAAACAAGCGTTAACATGCTGGAATTGAACCCATGACCGCGACGAAAGAACTTTACCGTTTTGTTGAAGGCGACAGCGCCTTTATTTACACGGTCACAAGCGCCGACGTTCAAGCGGTCTATTCCGGCGAAACATACGAACCCGTTGCAATCGGTCGCGACGAAGTTGAAAGTAAGGGCGAAATGGCCCGCGACAATATCAAGGTTTCGCTTTCGCTGCAAAACCCCGTCGCCCGCAAATGGTTTCTTTCGTCGCTTGACTTCCCGCTTACGTTGACCATTTTTAGCCAAACCGACGACGAAACAGAAACCGAATGGAAAGGTCGTCTTGCGTCGGTTTCGCCTAAGAAAAGCGTTATCGAATTTACGTTCGAAAGCGTTTTTACGTCAATGCGTCGAATGGGGCTTCGTCAACGTTACCAAATAACTTGCCCCCATGCCCTTTACGGGCGCGGCTGCAACCTTGAAAAAAACGACTTCGACACGACGGGAAGCGTTACCAACGTAACGAACGCCGTCGTTACGGTTCCGGCTGCGGCGGGCTTCGCCGACGGTTACTTTTCGTCGGGTATCTTCGAAGACAACGCCGGAAATCTGCGCTTCATTCTGTCGCATGTCGGTTCGCAATTGACCCTTATTCGACCAATGAACGACCTTATCAATTACGCCAACGCGAACGGATACCCGATTGCGTGTCGTATTTTCCCCGGCTGCGACCGAACGACGACGACTTGCAAGAACCGCTTCGACAACTTGAACAATTACGGGGGCTTCCCGTTTATCCCCGGAAAGAACCCCTTCGGCGGTTCGTCAATCGTGTAAAGGAACTGGTATGTTTTGGTTTGCAGTCGCTTTCCTTGTCGTCTTCGCAGTTGCTTACGCGACCATGCCGAAGCCCAAAGGCCCGGCCCTTGGAACGGTCGAAAGCCCGACCGCCGAAGAAGGGCGCGCAATCCCGGTCTTGTTCGGAACCCGCCAAATCAAGGCGGTAAACGTCGTTTGGTATGGCGACATTCGAAGCGAAGCCGTCAAGAAGAAAGGCGGTAAGAAATGACTTCGGGTATTCAAATTCGTATGCCTGACATTCGCCGGGCGCTTATGTGCGGGCGCGGCGTTCAAGGATGGTTCCGCCTGCGGGGGCTTGATTACGACCGCTTCATTCGCGAAGGGTTCCCGATTGAAGAACTTGAAGCGATTGACTGCGAAATGTCGCGCCAAGTTTGCAGCGCAGCCCGCGAACACTATAACAAGCCGAAGGAAGCGTAATCATGGGCGGAAGTAAAAAGCAAACCGTCGGTTACAAATACTTCGCCGGAATGCATATGGTTCTTTGTCACGGGCCGATTGACAAGATTACCCGCATTGTCGTTGACGAAAAGGAATTGTGGGCAGGGTCGAACACGGGCGGAAGCATTACCGTTGACAAGGGCGACTTGTTCGGCGGCGACAGCCGCGAAGGCGGCATTTCAGGAACCCTTGACTTTATGACCGGGCACGGGGCGCAGCTTCCGAATGACTATCTTGTTTCGAAGCTTGGTTCGCTTGTTCCGGCGTTTCGCGGGGTTGTTTCGGTCGTTCTTCGTCAAATGTATCTGTCAATGAACCCGTATCTTAAAACATGGGGTTTCACGGTTCAACGGATACACGTTCAACAAGACGGGTCGGCGCAATGGGAAGACGATTACGCGCAAATCGACGTGACCGTTTACGACGCGGAAGGCGAACCCGTTTCGCTTGCTGCAATGAACCCTGCCCACATTATCCGCGAATGTTTGACCAATAAGCTTTGGGGCATGGGTTACAATGACGGCGACATTAACGACGCAACGTTTTTGTCGGCTGCAATTACCCTGTTCAACGAAAAAATGGGCATGGCCCTTCTTTGGGATACGCAAACTTCGATTGAAGAATTTGTTAAAATCGTCTTGCAGCATATCGACGCTTCGCTTTACGTTGACCGAAAGACCGGGCAATTTGTGTTGAAGCTTATTCGCGGCGGTTATGACGAAGGCGATTTGATTGTTCTTGACCCGTCGAATATCGACAAGATTGAAGATTTCAAACGCCCCGCATTCGGCGAACTTGCCAATTCAATTACGGTCAATTATTGGGATGGTTCAAAAGACCAAACGGGAAGCGTCACCGTTCAAGATATTGCCCTTGCCCAAGAACAAGGCGGCGAAAACAACACGACAGTAACTTACGAAGGTTTCATTGACCCGGCGACAGCTTCGCGGGTGGCGCAGCGCGACCTAAAGTCGCTTTCGACGCCGTTGATTACTTGCACGATTTACACGACGAAAGTTGCCCGCAATCTGAATATCGGCGACGTGTTTATTCTGTCTTGGCCCGATTATCAGATTGAAAGCGTCGTAATGCGAATTACGGGCATTGCTTACGGCGACGGCAAAACGCGGCGGGTTCGCATTCAATGCGCCCAAGACGTTTTTTCGTATCCCGAAGACGCTTTCGTTACAAAGCCGCCGTCGAGATGGGTTGACCCTATCGGCCCGCCCGGCCCCGTTGTCATTCAAAAGGCGTTCGAACTTCCTTACTTTGAACTTGTTCGCGACAACGGGCAATCGGTCGTTGACAGTTCGCTTGCGTCGAACCCTTACGTCGGTTACGTCGGCGCGGCATGTTCTGCGCCGTCGGTTGCTGCAATCAACGCGCTTATGCATTCCGACGACGGTTCGGGTTATGAAGAAGTCGCCCAAACCGACTTTTGCGCGGGCGCGTTCCTTGCCGACGATTTGGATTATCTGACAACCGAATTTGACCTTCTTTCGGGTTCAAGCTTGTCGCTTGTTGACGCCGGGGAATGGCTGCAAATCGGGTCGGAACTTATGGCGGTCGTTTCCCTTGTCGGCAACACTTTGACCGTTAAGCGGGGCGTTTTGGATACCCTGCCCGCGCTGCATACCGCCGGGGCCGAAGTTCTGTTTTGGGATGGTTTCGCAGCGACCGACCCGACCGAATACGTCGCTTCCGATAGCGTCGCGGTCAAGCTTACGGCTGCGAACGGGTCGGGCGTCTATCCGCTGGCAAGCGCCGTCGAAATGACCGTTGATGTTGTGGGCAGGGCGGCAAGACCTTTCCCGCCGGGGGCGCTGCGCTTCAACGGCAATTATTACCCTTCGTCAACGTTCGGGGGGTCAATCGTTGTTGCTTGGAATACGCGAAACAGGGTATTCCAAACGGGCGGGTCTTTGGTCGGATTTGAAGACGCGGCTTTGACGCCGGAAGCCGGGCAAACGACGACAATCAATCTTTACAATAAATTCGGAACGTTGTTTTATACCGAAAGCGACATTTCAACTTCTTCGTTTACAATAACGACGACCATTCTTGCAGGGCTTGACGAAAAGATTTTTGTCGAAGTCTTTAGCGTTCGCGATGGTCTTGAAAGTATGCAACGGTATTATGTTGAAGTTAAGATTTCGTCGGGTATTGACGGCGGGTCGCTTGTCTTCGAAATGACCGACACAACAACACCGCCCGCAGGCGGCGCAATCAACTTCGAAATGGGGGCTTAAATGCGTAACAAGGTTATCGCCGGAACGGCAATTCACGCGGGCGTTGAAGCAAACACCGTTTACGGCCCGGTTCTTGTTGACCTTGTGCAAGGTCAACAGTCGATAATTTCGTATTCAAACGGATATTCGACAATTTCCGACGCTAGGGGCAACGGGGCGCTTATCACGCAAAACGGCGACTTCTTTATTTTTGGAACCAATGGCGGGGCGCGCATTCTTGACCTTGCGACAAATACCGAAGTTACGCCTTGGTCAACGCCGCCTTCGTCTTCTGTCTTGGCAATCGCGCAACGCAAAACCGACGGGCTTATTGCAGTTGCAACAACCGGGGCACCTTACCTTTTTCTTTACACTTACCCGAATTTTACTTACGTTCCCGGCCCGGCTGCGATCAATCCCCCGCCGTCGGCTGCGAACGCCGTTTCTTTTTCCGACGACGGCACGAAACTTTGCGTAGGGCATTCTTCTTTGCCCGGCCTTATGGTGTATGATACGACGACTTGGGCGGATTTGTTGCCGACCCTTGCAACAACGCCGACTTCGGCAACGGGTCTTTCCGGGGCGGCTATTTCGCCGGATGGAACCAAAGTGGCGATTTGCGGTTCAAATATCGGCAACCGTTGCCGTGTTTGGAATTTTTCGACAGGCGCGTTGATTTATCAAGACACGACGACAAACGCGGGATTTGTTTTGTTTACGCCCGACAGTTCGCAAGTAATTTGGCAAGCTGATAGCTTGACCCTGCGGCGATACAACTTTCTTACTTCGACCGCTTCAACTTTTTCGATTACTGGCGTTTCGGGCTTCGGAACGTCGTCACAATCGCGAAATCTTGTTATGACAAACGACGGTTTGTTAATGCTGCAATATCGCGGCGTTTTGTTGCTTTACGATTACACTAATTCGGTTTTGTTGTCGCAAACGCCGTTTGAAAACAACGTTTCTTGCCCGAAGGCTGCGTTGCATCCCGGAACCCAACGGCGAAAACTTGCCGGAACAGTTACCGACGCCGCAAGCGCCCCTGTTTCGCGTAAAATTAGCGCGTATGACATGGCTTCGGAACGCTATCTAGGGGGCGGCGTAAGCGACCCGGTTACGGGCGAATTTGAATTTAGGGTTCTGTCTTCGGCGCTTTGCTACGCGGTCGCCGAAGGCGTCGGGGCGGAACAATCGCGCATTATCAGCAACATTACCCCGGCGCTTCCTTAAAACAACGACGCGCTTTCCCGCTTTGCGAAACAGCCGATTTCCGTAAGGATTTTGGCTGTTTCTTTTATATACCAATTAAAGTTTACGTCGTTCGGAAAGTTTTTCGGAATGTCCATAATTGGCGACCCGCCTTCGCTTGTTGGAACCTTGTTGCCGGAACTCACATAATGAATTGCGGTCATGTCGCCTTCGGCGTAATACCAACGAACGACTTTGCCAAGATAAACGCCGTCTTTCTGCCCGCCGCCTTTAACGTTGCGAACTTTAACGAACTTCCGAATATCGCGGTCGTTCGTAATGGTTTCTTCAATCGGCTTTCCTTTGGTTAGATACGCCGCGGCGGCTTCAATGCAAATCGTAACTTCGGGGTTTTTGTGGAACCTGAAAATTGCCGATTTGGGGTCGGCCCAAGGGTTCGAATACGCGCCTTTGAACTTGCAACCGTCGGGTTCGTTAAGCCAAGCTTTCGTTTCTTTGTCTTGCTTTTGCTTGACTGCGATATAATTGTTAATGTCGCGGGAATAAACCGCAAGATACCGGGTTTCTTCGGTAACAAAGCGGGTTTCGGCTTCAAATTCTTTAATCAGCGCGTCGCGAAGCGCGATTTGATCTTTCCGCGCTTTAACAACAATGCCGTCGGTATTGGCCGAAATAACGGGAATGCCGTTCATTTCGAACTTTTCGATAAACATTAGAAGCGTCAATTGCCCGCTAATCGTCGTTTGCAACAGCAAGTCGGGCGCGTAAAGAATTGAATACTTCGACCCCAACTTGCCGAAGCTTCCGTTGATTGTGATTTTCAGACTGTCGGCGGTAATCTTGTCGCCGCTGCGCTTCGCTGCAACCCGGCGGTTAACAAGCGTTTCGTAAACCTGCAAAAAAGCCGGGCCAAGGTGCGACGGGTAAAGCCCTTGATTTAGAATGATCCGGGGGTAATAGCTTTCAACGTCATGGTCGGAAATGATAACGTCGGGGGTCGCGATATGGCAAACGCTTTTTTCTTGCGAATGCAGCCCGCCCATTCCCATTTTATACGTTGTGTCGCCAATCTTGATTTTGATTGTCCAAATCAACTTGCCCGATTTGTTGCGTTCTTGAACGCCTAACCCGTCGGGCCATAGCGGTTCCCCTGTCGCCCCAAGCTTGAAATACGCGGCCCCGATAGCTTCGACCGCCGCTTGAAGTTCTGGCGTCTTGAACTTCACATAATCGGGAACATGGTAACGAAACATACTGTCGGCGTGAATTGTGGGCTTCCGGGGATACACACCCGCAAGCTTGGCAATTTCTTTTCCGATAACCGCTTCGGCAACTTGGGCGTCGGATTTCGACCGCAAGTCGATATTGTATTCTTTCGACATTTCGTCGCGAAGCGAAAGTTGTTCCCGCAGTTCGAACAACATAAGCGCCGTAACGTCAAGGTCGTTCGCGCAATAGTTCTTGACGAACTGCGCTTCTTCTTGTGTCAAAAGTTGCCATTCGGGGAAGGGCAAATCTTGCATTCGTTCGCAATGCAGCCGACCGCCGTAAGTCTTCAACGACGCCGACAAAGGCGCGACTTCGATAAGGTCGATATGATTGACGTTCGGAACGTCAATCTTGTATTTCTTTTCGACGGCAAACCCGAACAATTCGTTCTTAATAATGTCGTCCGACATGTCTTTAAGTTGTTCGTTCGTAACGAATGGGTCGTTCAACGCCCGAAGCAACATGTAAATGTCGTATTTCTTCGAATTGAACCCGACGAAACAATACCGCCAAAGCATAAAGCGCAGCTTATCGCGGTTCATATTGCAATCGGGGCTTATTTCGAAGTCAACGACTTTGTTCGTCTTGATGCATTTGAAGGCAATGTAAAAGAAGTTTCGATAACATTCAATGTCGTAAACGAAAACGCTTCCCGTCGGCGTTTCGGCAAGTTCGGCGTCGGTCATGTATTCAACGGGGCGCATTTCAATTGCGCCCCGCGTCAACGGGCCGTCGTCTTTCTGGCCTTTCGGCAAGACGTTTCCGTTTTGGTCAATCTTCAACATTCGTTTTCCTTAGAACGGAATTTCGTCGTCGGGGTCGAAATAGCGCCCGCCTTCTTGGGCGTAACCGGGGTTCGCCCAATCGTCGGCGTTGTCACGATACACGGCGGGCGCTTTGTTTTCAAGCCCTGCAACGACGCCCCGAAGGTTTTCGCCCACAAAGAACAGGCGCGGGATTTCGTTTCGCCCCGACGGGTCTTGTTCGGTGAACAGGAAGCGCGAAGCTTTGTCGGCGATAAGGGCCAAAAGCTTGCCGTCAAAGCCGACGCCTTCGGGCAACCCTTCGACCTTATAGAACGACGGCGTTTCGTCATTAAGGTTAGACACGACTTGCCCGCCCTTGAAATAAACGGCGGCGTTTTCGCTAAAGCTTGCGACCGCTGCGACGGCTTTGAAGAAGTCGTTCGGAACGGGCCACATAAGCCCGTAATCGCATTGCACAACGTTTTGATACGCTGGAAACTGCCCGGCGAACGTTTGCGACTTGATAAACGATTGATCTTCGAACCAAAACGTTACCGAAGTCGGCGAAAAGCCAAAACGAACAAGCGGCTTCCCCGATTTCAACACGGCTTGTAACGCGACCTTCGGAACAAGCATGTTTGGCGGAAGGTCGATACCGTGCCAATATTCGATAATTATTGCCCCGTTTGTCGCGACGACGCTTCCCGACTGCAACAGAACGCCCGCCATATGGGGCAGGGGCGAAAGTTCGTTCGGAACCTTCAACACGGCTTCGAAGGCTTGCTTCAAGCGGTCGTCAATGACTGCAACCGGGTCGTCGGGCGGGGAAATTGGAACTTGTTCAAACGGGGCGCAGGGCACAACGCCGCGAAAGTCGCCCGACGCGACCGACAGAAACCCTTGCGAAATTTGGGTTATTGACAAGTCGCTTTCGACCCGACCCAAGGCGTCAAGGAACGTCGCAGTTTGTGGGCAAGCGTTCAAATCTTCTTCAATCCGGGTCGCAATGGTAAGAACCCCGTTTGACGCTGCGGCCCATTGGTTAGCCAAATGGCAAAAGGTTTCGGCAACGGTTCCGTTTTTAGCTTGTGCCAAGCCGACGAACTTTATTGCCGCGATAAGCCCGGTTGCAGGGTTCGGGGCGGTCTTTCCCTTGGCGGCAACTGCGGCTTTAGCGCGGGTTCGCTTGGGCTTGGCTGCGCTTGCCGGGGCATTGGTCGGGGCAGTTGCCGCAGCCGCTAGAACGTCGTCGGGCGGCGTTTGAACTTGGTCGTTCATTTGCTAGGTTCCTTTCACCATTCGCAAGACAGAATTTCGGGATATTTCTTGTTAAGCCAAACCCGGATTGAACGGGGTTGCCGCAGTTCGGCGACGCGCTGCAACGCTTGATAAGTCGTCGCGGGCGGGTCTTCCGCGTGTCGTTGTTGCCACCATTGCCGCGCCTTCTTTCCGACAAACCCGCCATGTTCAAGCATAACGTATTCGTTGAAGGTTTGCAGCCCTGCGAAGTAACTTACCTTAATCATTGGCGGCGAAGTCAAGCTTCCGTTTGCGTCGCGCTTTTCGTGCAAATTGTAAATGACCTTTCGAACCGGGAACGTTTCGATTACGGGCGCGTCGCCCCTGATAAGGTCTTGCGTTCCGGCGGTCGTAAACAACTTGTTTTCGAAGGTAAATTCGGTTCCGCAGTTGATACAGAACCGCGCCCCGGCGTGATTATAGACGCCGCAGCAATCGCAAATCCGAACGGGCATGTCGCCAGTTTGACCGGGCTTCGGTCGCCCCGGAATACGCGGGTCGTTGATTGGGCCAAGTCGCGGCGTATTGCGGGCGAAGTCAAGAACAAGGCAATTCGTTTTCCCGGTCTTCGGGCTTGGGCGGGTTCCGCGACCTAGCATTTGAACCCACAAGCCCGGCGAAAGCGTCGGTCGAAACATGCCGATAAGGTCAATCGGGGGATGGTCGAACCCTGTCGTAAGCTTGTTCGCGTTGACAAGCGCCCGAAGTTCGCCAGACTTGAACGCGGCAATTCGACGGTCGTTTTCGCCCGCGCTGTTGTCGGAATGAACCGCCGCCGCAGGAATGCCAAGGTAATTCAGCATTGCGGCGATTTTTTCGGCGTTCTTTACGCCCGCAGCGAACACTAGCCAACAAGCGCGGTTGGCCCCAAGTTCGACCATTTCTTTGACGCCTGCGAACGTCGTTTCGTCATTGTCAACGGCTTCTTCAAGTTGCTTCTTGTTGTATTCCCCCGCGACGATACCAACGTTTGAAACGTCGATAACCGTATTTGTCGGGCGCGGTATCAGGGGCGCAAGGTATCCTTCGGCGATTAGACGGTTGAAACTGTCAATCGTCGTTAGGTCGTAACAAATATCTGTAAAAACGCCGCCGTCGGTAATCATGCCTTGTTTTAGGCGATACGGCGTTGCGGTAAATCCGACGACCTTTAGAAACGGGTTCACTTTTAGAAGTTCGTTGTAAACGAACTGATACGTCGTGTCGTCGCTTGGGGAAAGCAAATGGCATTCGTCAATAAGCAACAAGTCGCGGTGCCCGAAATGCGGGAACCCCGCAAGCGCGGTCGAAGCTTCGATTGCCTTTTTGATTGCAGGCGCGACAGATTGAACGCCGCCGAATATCAACGGCGAACCGAACGAACACTTTTCTTTTAGCCCCGCGCTATAAATTCCGACGGGAATGTTCGGGGCAATCGACCGCATTTTGTCGGCGTTCTGTTCAATCAATTCTTTGACATGCGTAAGCATTATCATTCGTTGACCGGGGAACAGTTCAAACGCCCGCTTAACAAAGCGCGAAATAACGACCGACTTCCCGGTTCCTGTCGGCATGGCGACAACCGGGTTTCCCCGATTGCCTTTCGCGAAGTAATCGAATATTGCGTATTCGGCTTCGTCTTGATACCAACGACTTTCAAACATTGTTTACGCTTCGCCATTCATTGCAGCCCTGCGGAACGAAGTCGCGGGGGATGATTTGACCGACAAGTTCGCATTTCCATTCGCCGCCGTCAACAGGCTTCGCGAACTTGCAGCTTCGGCAATTCTTCGGCAACGGGCCGTTTTCGTGACATTGCTTGAAGTAATCGCAGCTTTTGCATTTCCAGAACGTCGGATTATCCGACAGGCGCAACGGCGGTTCTTGCGACGTGATAATTCGTTCGGCCCGGCTTCGCATTTGGTCGCCAAGTTTCCAATCAAGCTTGACGATTTCAACATGCAAGTCGTCGTCGTTCTTGCATGTATTCAGGTAAAGCGCCCATTCAAGCCGATACGCCGGGTCGCTTCCGTAAGTTGACATTTGGGCGAAGTGTTGTTCTTTGGCAATCGCTGCGCCCTTTTCCTTCAACTTCTGGAAACCCGCGCCCGTGCCGTTCGTCTTAAATTCCAGCAAGAACGCCGTTCCTTCGGGGAAGCCGTATCGGGCCGGGGGAATGCCGATACCGTCAAGCGACCCGCCGAAGTGACCGCCGAAGCCCGATACGCGAAATTGTGGGCTTGACCCGTCTTCTTTCTTCGGCTTCGACAAGTCGTATTCGAAGACTTGCCAGCCCGTGCCCCGCAGGTATTCAACGAAGCGAAATTCTTCAAGGTGCCCACGCTGAAACAGGCGTTGCATTCGGCCATGATTGGCGCGGCGTTCTTCGGGGGTCGCGCCTGAATAGGTCATAACCCCGGCCCAACGGAACGAATACCAAGCGGCCCGAAGGCATTCTTGCCCGATAAGCGAAGCGCCCAAATGCCAACGATACCCGTCGTCGTAAGCTTCGATGCAATATTCGTTTATGTCGTCAAGAACCCGCTTCGCAAGAAGCTTGGCAATTCCCGGCATGTTAAGGTCGGTTGTTGCGCTTACGTTCTGCGATTTTTCGACGTTCTGCGGCGTTTTGTCTTGCATGGCGTTTGCCCCTTTTTTCGTCGTTTTTCGCCTTGCGCTTTCGAAGGGCTTCGGCGGAATTGTTGTAAAAGTCTTCGCTTGCCGAAATCGCCTTCAAAAGTTGGTCGTCGGTTAGCCAAGAAATATGCGTTTCGTTTCGGTTGATACCAAGCGCGACAGAAAGCCAAAGATACGCCTTGTCGCGCGACATAAGGCGTTCTTGCCAAAGCCTGTCAAAAACGAAATGCGCCTTCTTGCGAAGGTTTCGGGTTTTCTTTCCCGCCATGTATCCAACGGGGTTTTCGGTTCCGTCGTGACAAGTGACGAACGCCCCGCAGTCGTCACAAATCCAAGCTAGTTTTTCTTCCCTTACGGTTGTCTTCCGTATTCTATCCGACGCGCAAGAATGGCAACGGTCGGGAACGGGAATTTCGCCCGTTAGTGTTGACCGCATTTCGGCCCTATCCTTTCGAAAAGACGACGGGGGCCGAAACCCCCGCCGAAGACCGCCTTAGCGTTGGCCCCAAGGCCCGCCCGCGTTTCCGCCCGCCGGGGGTTGCCAGCCGCCCGAAGCGGCCCCGCCTTGGGGCGCTGCGCCCTGTTGCCAGCCGCCGCCCTGCGGTGCCCCGCCTTGCCCCGGCTGTTGACCCTGCGGGGGCTGGAACCCGCCGCCCTGCGGCTGTTGCGGTTGACCGCCCCATTGCCCGCCGCCGTTGGCCGGGGGTTGCGCTTGGCCCGCGTTCGGGTCGGGCTGTTGACCCGCCGGGGGTTGCCAGCCGCCGCCCTGCGCCGGGGGTTGCTGTTGCTGCGCTGCGCCGCCCCATTGGCCCGCCGGGGGTTGTTGCTGTTGCCCGCCTTGGGGTTGACCGCCGAAGCCGCCGCCCTGCCCTTGGGGCTGCGCTGCGCCGCCGCCTGCGGGGGCTTTGCCCGGTTCGTTCCCGTGAATGTCATACACCTTTTTGACTTCGGTATATTGCGGGTCGTTCTTTTGCGGCCCGACTTCGACAATAAACGGGATATTGTGAAGCTGCGCCGTGTCTTGGATCATAAAGACCCCGGTAACGTGCGAAATCGCCGACATTTGGCGGTTTGCAATATCGACGGCTTGTTGCGACGCATTGTAAAGGTTGATCCGATACGCGCCGACCGTGCCCTTTTGGGGGCCGTCGATAATCAGAAGGTCAAGTTGCAGATACCCGCCGTCGTTCGCCTTGGTCGCTTTCACGTCCGACGATTGGATAACGACAGGATGTTTGCCAATCGGCAACCCGCCGACGCCTTGGGTCGGGTCGTAATTGTTCGCGTTGAACGGTTGGATAAGTTGGGCCATTTGGTTTCCTTTCTGGCGTTTAGTCTTGCATACACTTGGCGAACAAGTTGCCAAGGTGCGGGGGTTCAAGTTCGGCAAGCTTGCCGCTTCTATCCCGCGCCATAATGTCGAACGCTTCTTTCGTTCGAATTGCGGTTTGGGTTCCCTGCATACCGGGAACGTTCGTCGGCCCAATATGCAAGATTTCGTCGTAAAGGTGCGGAACCTTAACGTTCAAGTCTTGGCCGGGAAAATACGGCTTTCGCCGAACAACCCCGCCTTCGTCAACCGAAGCTTGTTTCGCAATCAAGTAAACATGCTTGTTCGGCAAGAAATACAAGCCGTTAACCCAATCCATAACGCGACGCGACATTTCGCCGTAAGCTTTGCGCCCGTCTTTGTTGCGTTTCAGTTCTTGGGTTAGAATGATTTCGGCGACTTGCGAAATACTGTCGAAGCCGAACGTATCGAAGTTGCGGGCTTCGTTGCTGCGAAACGCCCAATCGAAAAATTCTTCGATACGTTCCGGCGTGTAAGCTTCAAACGCCGGAATATTCGTCGCCTGTCGCATCGACAACATGCCCGGTTCAACGACGCAAAGAACGGGGCGCGGGGCCGTCAAAATCAACGGCGTCTTACCCGACCCCGGCCCGCCGAACATAAGCGTTTTGACGCCAAATTTGCGGGCAAGTTCCGAAGCGGGTTTAAGGTCGCGCATTTGCATATTGTGGGCTTTCCTGAATTGTGCCGGGGTTATCCGCAGTTCCCCGGCTTAACGTGCTGCGGCACGAACCCGGCTTATTACCGGGATTTCGGGGCGATGATTTCAAGCGTCGGTGCCCCTTCCGTCGTGACAATCACGCGGTCGGCGATTTGCTTGATTTTCGCTTGCGTCGGGTTCGAAACGTCAAGCTTGTTGTATTCCGAAACGGAAAGCGTCGCTTCCCATTTGAACAGGCGTTCGGCGATAAACGCGCCTTCGTTGCCTGTTGCTTCAATTTCGTCTTGGGCCGACATGACGGCTTCCCAATCGGTCTTTTCATCCGGCCCTTTGACGAAGCCGTAATTGATCTTCTTGACGACCTTTGCCTTGTAACCGTTGTTCAAGGCGATGTTTTCCGTTCCCTTCTGTTTCGTCGGGTCGGAAGCCAACGCGACGTAAAGCTTACGAAGCGACATTTCGGCTTCTTTGGCGGCGTCAAGCGCGGCCTTCGACGCTTCCCATTTGGCAAGCGTTTCGTCGTGAAATGCCGCAAATTGCGCGTCGGTCATTTCGACAACTTCGCCCGTCGTCGGGCTAGTAAAGCTTCGCATTTCGTTAGTTCCTTTCGGCTTGGTTTGCTGTTCACAAGTTCGAACATAGGGGCGACGAAAGGGGTTGTCAACAAGATTTATGCGGGTTGACCGCAGGATAATGCGGCGTTACACCTTAGCAAGTCGAACTGAAACCCCTTACAAGATGTTGTGCCCATGTCGCTGTTAGTCGCTAGAACTAGGGAATTGCTGGCAAATCGCCCGCGAACCTTGACGTATGCCCGCATTGAAGAAGCTTCCGGCGTGTCGGTTCGTTGGCTTGAAGCGTTTGCAGGGTCGAAGATGAAAGACCCTTCTTGCGTCAAAGTCGAAACGCTTTACGAACTGTTGGCCGGGAAGAAGCTTGATGTTTGAAGAACTTAACAACGTTCCCGACGAAATGAAGCTTTGGCCCCAATGGATTGTTTGGCGGTATGAAGACCTTGAAGCGAAGAAGCCGACGAAGGTTCCTTACTGCGCCCGAAGCGGTCGCTTGGCTTCCGTAACCGACCCGACGACTTGGGGCACGTTCGAAGAAGTGTTCGCCGTTCTGCAAACCGGATGGTATGCGGGCGCGGGCTTCGTCTTGACCAAGGGCGACCCCTTCGCGTTTGCCGACCTTGACGATACCGAAGGCGACGCCGCAGCCTTCGCACAACAACAAGTAATCTTCAACGAAAGCCAAGGATACGCCGAACTTTCCCCGTCGGGCAAAGGGCTGCATATCATTATGAAAGCCGACATTCCGACGGGTCGCCGCCGGGGCAAAATCGAAATTTATTCGTCGGCGCGTTACATGACAATGACGGGCAAAGTTTACCGCCCCGGCCCGGTATTGGCGCAGCAAGAACTAGCGACAAGCTTGTTCGAACAATTGGGCAAAGGTAAAGCCGCAACGGCTTACTTCGCAGGGCTTGAAGAACCGACCGAAACCGACGAAGAAGTTTTCAACCGGGCGTTTCGCGCTGCGAACGGCGACAAGTTCGGCGAACTTTGGGCCGGGCGTTGGGAAGGAATGTATTCGTCGCAATCCGAAGCCGACTTTGCCCTTGTCGATATTCTGGCGTTTTATACGCAAAATCGGGCGCAAATCGTGCGAATGTTCCGCCTGTCGGAACTTGGAAAGCGCGACAAAGCGAAGCGCGACGATTACATAAATTACATGTTGAACAAATGCTTCGACCGCATTTTGCCCCCTGTCGATATTGACGGGTTGCGAAACCAAATTGAAGCCGCGATTGCCGCCCGAAAACACGTCGAAGAACAGTCGCAAAATCAACCCGCCGCGAAGATTGTTGCGGGCGACGACGTTACGATTTCAAGCGAACGTTACCCCGTGCCGCCGGGTCTTGTCGGCGAAATTGCCCGCTTCATTTACGCCCAAGCCCCGCGACAAATTCCCGAAGTCGCCATTGCGGGGGCGCTTGGCTTTGTCGCAGGTATCACGGGCCGGGCGTTCAACGTATCGGCAACCGGGCTTAATCAATATTTGCTTCTTCTTGCGCCAACTGGCGTTGGTAAAGAAGCAATGGCGCGGGGTATCGACAAGCTTGTAAACGCCGTAATCAAGACCGTTCCGACCGCTAACGAATTTATGGGGCCGGGGTCGATTGCGTCTTCGCCCGCCCTTATTAAATACATGTCGAAAGGGCCGAAGTCGTTCGTTTCTATCGTCGGCGAATTTGGCTTGTATCTGCAACAACTAGGTTCGCACAACGCGCCCCCGCATCTTATCGAACTGCGGAAGCTTATTCTTGACCTTTACAACAAGTCGGGTCAAGGCAACATGCTTCGCCCGTCTATCTATTCCGACCGCGACAAGAATACGCCTGAATTTCCGGCCCCCGGTTTTTCATTGCTTGGCGAAAGCACGCCCGAAAAGTTTTACGAAGGTTTGCACGAAGGTTTGTTGTCGGAAGGTTTGCTTCCGCGCTTTACGATTATCGAATATCACGGCAAGAAGCCCGAACTTAACCGCAATCATGCGAACGTCATTCCGTCGCCCGATATGGTCGAACGGCTGGCAAGCTTGTTCGCCATTTGCCAAGGCTTGAACAGTCAAAGCATGGCGCAGAATGTGGGCTTTACCCCCGAAGCGCAAGCGTCAATGGATCAATACGAAATCCGTTGCACGGCGAAAGAAAACGCCGCCGACCGCGACATTGTTCGTCAAGTTTGGTCGCGTTGTCACGTTAAGGCAATGAAGCTTGCGGCAATTGTCGCCGTCGGCTGCAACCCTTACGCGCCAACGATAACCGAAGAAGTCGGCGAATGGGCGCGTAAGATTGTCAACGAAGACGCCGTAAACTTGTTGAAACGGTTCGACGCTGGCGAAATCGGTATCGACAACGAAGAACAAAAGCAACTTGCCGCGCTTATGAAGGCGGTTAAATCTTACGTTGTGTCGCCTTGGCCCGAAGTCGCGAAGTATTCCGGCGACGGGGCGTCGAACCTGCATTCGGCCCGCATTGTTCCTTATAGCTTCCTGCATAGGAAGCTTGCCGCCGTTGCAGTCTTCCGCAAAGACAGGCAAGGGGCGACCCAAGCGATTAAGCGGGCGTTGAAGACCTTGACCGAACGCGGCGACCTTGCCGAAATGTCGCGGGCGGTCATGTCGAAGGAATACGGTTCGGCGTCGGTTGCATACGCGATTGAAAGACCATCGGCGTTCGAAATCTAAGCCGAAATTTATTTCGAAATTGTGTTCGAAGGGGGTTGACGGGTTCGCCGTTACCCCCTATTTTGTTTGTAACGAAGCAAGCAACGAAGGAACTTCAGAAATGACCGCAGCGACCCTTACCAAAATCAACGCCGAAATCGCAAAGCATGGCGTCGAAGTTGTTAAAGGCAACGGTTATTTTTACTTCGCAGATACGGGCGAAGCTTACCTTGCCGACCATATCCCTAGCGTCTATTCGGCGCAGCTTCGCGCCCTGTCGCTTGAAGAATGGGTTGCCCATGTCGAAGACGCCGTTAAGGTCGCGTTTTACGCCTAAGTTCGGGGCTTCGGCCCCGCCTTAATCTTGCCCAAATCGTCGGGCATAACGTAACAATCGAAGAACGAAAGGAAAGCTAATGTCGGAATATACCGCCCTTCTTGCTGCAACCGTGTTCGCCGCGCTTATCGTTTTTTCGGTTGTCGGCAACGGCGCTAAGACAGCCGCCGAAACTATCTTCAACCCCGGAACCGCCGACTTTTCGGCTAAGTTCGTCAAACCCTGAAAGGTGCCCACAATGACCGACCTTGCACAACGCGCTTACGATTTGGCTGTTGCAAACGCGAACAACCTTGAAACCGTGTTCAAGGCAATCGCGGAAATCAGCGAACGGCTTGACCGCTTGGAAAACGCCGGAAACGTCGAAACGTTCGAAGTCGGCGGAAAGCTTGTCGTTATCAACACGTCGGCCCCGCTTGTTGAACAGGTTCGCCGACAGCTTATCGCGACGACCCTTGACACAAACGCCGACCCTGACATTCGCGGGCTTGCTGTTGCCAAGCTTGACGCTTACGCCCGCAAAGACCGCGACCAAGACCGCCGCCGGAAAGCCGAACTTGCCAAGGTTATGCAAGGCGACTGGCAAGCGAAGACCGACGAACAAATGTTCGAAATCGAAGGGTCGAAGCCGAAGCTTGACCATATCCTTGACGAAATCCGCAAACAAGTTGGCTTCGCCCGTTCTAAGTTCCCCGGCGACAACGTGACCTTTGCGGCCCTTGTCGAAGAAGTCGGCGAACTGGCGACCGCGACGTTTTCCCAAAGCCGGGCCGACGTTCGCAAGGAAGCCGTGCAAGTTGCGACAATGGCAATTCGTCTTGTTCTTGACGGCGATTGCACCTTTGACGCTTGGCGGGCGAAGTTCAAGCTTGACCCGTTGACCGACCGCCCGACGGGCTTGTTGACCGCCGACGAAATGTTTGCCGAAAGCGAAGGTCGCGAATAAATCGAAAATAACTTCGAAATCTTCGCCGAAGGGGGTTGACCTTTCTTCGGCGAAGACGTATGTTCTTTATATCGAAGGAACAAACCGAAGGAACAAACGAAATGAACGCGCAAAACAAACTTATCGCCGACATGATTTCGATTTACTTTGCAGGCGTTGCCAAGACGCAAGAAGAACTTCGGTCGGCGATTTCTGCCCTTGCTGCGACCAAGCTTTTCAAAGACGTTTCCGCCGACGACGTTGAAGCTATCGCCCGTCACAACGAAGCGACGCAAGGTATCAACTTTTTCTGAAACAAGCGGGGGCTTCGGCCCCCAACTAACCCCGAAAGGAAAAACGAAATGACCCTTCTTGTTGTCGGTTACACGTCGAAGAAAGAATTGAAAGCCGCAGTCGGTAAGCCGCTGCAATACGAAGAAACGTCGATGTTCGGCGCGGAATACAAAGCCGACGGTTCGTTTTCTGTCGCGCATCGCCCGGCGTTGAACGGTTCGGCGGGTCGCGAATTTTTCGCCCGCGTGACCATGAAAAACGGTCTTATCGCGAAGGTCGAATAATGGCAAACGTTCGACCTTGGCAACGCAAAGCCCCGGCAAGAAGCGCCGGGGCAACCCCTAAGCCGAAGGCATGGGCCAACGCGCCCCGGCTTGACCCTTGGGCTTACAACGACGACGGAACGCTTATACCGCGACATTTCCGTTGCATTGAAGCGCCCGACGCGGGCGTTCGGCGAACCCTTCGCGCCGACGACCCCGACGCTTGGCCCGACATGACGTAAGCCGAAAGTTTCTTCGAAATTCGTTCCGAAATTAGCGCCGAAGGGGTTGACGTTCCTTCGGCGCTTACCTATATTCAACTTATCGAAACGCAAACGAAGGAAACGACGAAATGACCAACGTAATCGCAAAAACCATCTTGGCCCAACTTGGCGGCAACCGTTTCGTCGCAATGACAGGTTCGAAAGATTTCGTTGCGACCGAAAACGGTTTGACCTTCAAGCTTGCCAAAGTTTACAACGGTATTTCGCACGTCAACGTTACGCTTGATTGCGACGATACTTATATCGTAACCTTCAACAAATGGAACACCCGCAAGCTTGATATGCATATCGTCGCCCGTCATGTCGGGATTTACTGCGACATGTTGCAAGACTTGTTTACGAACGAAACCGGGCTTTACACGACGCTTTGAAACCAAACGGTCGGGGGCAACCCCGGCCCCTAACCCGAAGGGAAACAAAATGCCGATTGGAAAGAAACAGGCGCGGAAACTTTTGGCCGAAGCCAAAGAAGCCCGCAGGGCCGCGACAATGGAAAACGCTTGCTTCGAATGGCCGGGCGAAACAATCATTGCGTCGGGCACGTTCGCAGGCGACAAAGACGGCCCCGTTAGCCCGAACGATTATATCAAGGGCAAGACGCTTCGTTTCCGCGAAAGTTGGATTATCGGGCCGCTTGACCGGATCATTGAAGAACTTGAAAAGGCGGCGAAATGAAACCCCGCATATACTGGCAATTTTACCCGAAGTCGCGCCGGGGATATTGGCGGGTTTCCCGAATGCCTGCGATACGTTCGAACGTCGTTCGCGACCGTTGGGCGTTCGCGCATGACATGGCTCGCAGCATGAATGCAGCCGTCGCAGCCAACGGCACGGGTCGCCCATGACCCCGCCCCGGTCTAAGCCCTGCCCCGCTTGCGCGGCCCCCTGCCCTGTCGCTGCGACGCGCTGCGGGGCTTGTGGGCACGGTATGCCAAGGGTCGGCGGGGGTCGCCCTGCCCCGACCTATGAACAGCGCCTAGCGGTCGCCATGACGCGCCAAGCCATAGCCGACGGGCACAAGCGCGGCCCCATGCCCGAACCGTTGGGCCGTCGCAACCTGTCGAAGAAGGGCGCGAAGGTTCTTGCCGAAATCCGCAGGCTTGCCGCCGATAAGAAGAACGCAACCGAAATTGCCGCCGCAATCGGTCATTCGGTCGCAAGCGTTCGCAGGTATGCCCACGATTACGGCGTTCGTATCGTCAAAGGTGAAAGCGGCCCCGCCATGAATGGCAAGCTTTACGTTCAAACGGTCGAACGTGTCGAAGCTTGCCGCCTGATTATGCAGCGAACGACCGTTGTTGCCGAAGTTGCCGAAGCTTTGGGCGTATGTAAAGCAACAGCCCGCGAATATATGAAGCGCGTTCGCGATGTTACCGAAATCGAATTACCGGGGTTCGACCAAAGAAAAGCGTCGGGTTTCGCCGTTACCCGCAGGCGCAAGCCCGCTAAGTGATTGATAACATAAGGTAATATGGCATAATATGCGGGGTAATACGGCTAAGTCATTGATAACGTTGAACTTAGGACGTGCCACGGGGGTTAGACGGGGGTTTAAGTGTCTAACGGGTAAAATGGGCAGTTGGGTGAATGGGTGAAAGCTTCCGCCCAAGGGGTTGTTAGATTGTTTTATATTAGATAAAAATTAACTACCTATATTATTTATATTATTCTATATTATTTCTTTATTTTCAATAGCTTAGTCGTATGCAGTCGCTTCCTATCCGTAAAGTGAACGATTAAAACAATAAAACAGGGCTTGACATGCCGTTTTCGACCGTCGTAAGCTTCGCCGAACAACTAAAGGAAATTTGACCATGACCGACGAACCCGTTGAAGCGCGAAACCCGCGTATTGTTCCAGCTTCGAACCTTGGCGAAGACGTTGAACGCCATTACGTCGAAATGGGGCTTGCGCTTGAACTGCAACCGAACGAAGCCTTTGCGATACCGAAAAGCGGGTTTTCGTTGAAGTTGCTTCGAAGGATTGCGGAAGACATGTCAACCGCACAAAAGCCTTTTGTCGTTTTCGAACACGACGACCCGCCTGTTTTTGAAGTTCGTCGTTTGCATCCGGGTCGAAGCCCGAAGCGGTTTTATGAATATGTGGGCAAATCGGAAGAAGCGCAGCCGATTGAAGACGAAAGCAAAAGCGAAGAAAAAGCGACGCTTCTTGAAACGATTTCGGAAATCTTGAACGGTTCGATTGAAGAAGCGCGAAAGTATGAACCGAAATTTACGCAAGATTGGAAATCGGGAAGCGTTATTTCGTATTCCATGCTTCACAAGAAAAACGCCGGGAAAGCGATTTTCAGAAAGTCGGGCATGGGTTCGACCGCCGCCATAAAAGCCGCATTGACGCAACTTGTTGCAGAAGGTAAGCTTTACGAAATCCCCGAAGCGTTCGCGTCGCAGGCTTACGGCGCTTCGGGCAAACTTTATCGCCTGTTCAATGAAGAAAGGAACGATTGACCATGAAACAGCCGAAGAAACTTACGCGCAAAGACAAGATTGAAATTGCGCGAAAGAAGCGGGAAGAAGAACGGGCGCAGATTGCCGACTTGCAAAAGCGGGTCGAAGCCCTTGAAAACCCCGCGCCCGCCGTCGTTGAACAGAAACCCCAAGGTCGCCCGCAGCGCGATTTTATCGGAAAGAAGGAACCGCAAGAATGAAGTCGTTTCAGCAAATGGCGCAAGACTTGTCGAAGTCGGGCGCGGAAATTGCCGCCAAGTTGACCGAAAGCGAAGCCGACCTTTGGCATATGGCAACGGGCGTTTCTGGCGAAGCTGGCGAACTTCTTGACGCAATCAAGAAGCACGTCGTTTACAAGCGCGAACTTGACCGCGAAAACGTCGTTGAAGAATTGGGCGACCTTCGGTTTTACATGGCCGGGCTTATGAACCGCCTTGGCATTACCGAAGACGAAATTCTTTCGCACAACAACCGCAAGCTTTCGAAGCGGTATGCGTCGGGTTCGTATTCGAACGCCCAAGCCGTCGAACGGGCCGATAAGGTCGAAGCCGCCGAAGAACTGTCGCCGCGTCACCCTGATTACGGCGTTGCGACCGAAGAAGACGAAGACCCCGACGGGCTGGCGTATCAGCGCCAAAACGCGCCTTTGCCTGAAAACGGCGAAGGGCTGCGAACCGAAGCGGAACTTCAAGCCGAAGCCGAATGCCGCGAACCGCAGGAAGAAGGCGACGATTTTGACGAAGCCTTTGACGAACTGCAACGCGCAAGGGGGTTGTCGTGAAACGCCAAGACACGATTACCGCGCTTCGGCGGGCAGGGGTTCGCGACCTTCGCGACAATGGCGCGTCGTCGTTGCTTGACGAAGGGCGGGTATTGGCCGAACCGCCTGTTCCCCCGGCCCTGTTTCGCGAAGCCTGCGAACGCATTGCCGACATGCTTGAAGGTGACGACGGCGAAGCATGGTTCGAAGCGGAAAAGTTCTTGAAGCGACACGCCCCCGAACTTTACGACGAAATCGGTATGCCGGGCGAACCGTTGCCCGACTTCCCCGAACCGTCGTTGCTTGACAAGATGCAAGGGGCGCTTGTCGCTGCGGTCGTCGGATTGCTTGCGAAGAAGCCGCGAAAATAAACGCCGAAATGTTCGCCGAAGGTCTTGACGGGCTTTCGGCGAACGCTTATCTTCTTTGTATCGAAACCGAACACCGAAGGGCTAACCGACATGCAACACGAAATCGAAACAACCGCCCCGTCGCATTCCAGCGCGGCAATTACGAAGATTGCGGCAATCGTTGACCAAATCGAAACCGAACATTCGGGTTGTGCAATCGAAGTCAACGTTGCGCGTTCGACCGTTCGCGTCATGGCGAAATGCAACGGGGCCGCGCTTCGCGATTTGGTTTCCGACCTTGACCGGGCGGGATTTCTGGAATGATAACCCCCGACGTTCTGGCGAAGACAGGAACCGAACACGGCATTCAAGCCGCCGTGTTCGCATGGGCTGCGGTTGTGACGTATCACGGCTTCGGGATTGCTTGGGAATGGGCGTTGTCGAAAGACGCAAAGGTTTTCGAAAAGTCAAAGAAAATCGGCGTTCCCGCGATGCAATGGCTACACGCAATCCCGAACGGCGGAAGCCGGGGCGACGACGCGAAGTCGCGGGCGATACGCGGGGCAACAATGAAAGCCGAAGGCGTTCGCGAAGGCGTCGCCGACATTTTCTTTCCTGTTCCGAAATACCCGTATCACGGGCTTTACATCGAAATGAAGACGCCGACCGGGCAGATACGCCCCGCGCAAAAGGAATTTCGAACCTTCGCGCTTGCCCAAGGTTACGCCTTTTCCTTTGAACGCAATTGGCAAGACGCCGCCCGCCTGATACAGTCGTATTACGAAAACACGGGCGCAAGCCTGCAACTAAAGGATAAGTGACAATGAACCGCAAGGAATGTCTTGACGCCGCAGCCGAAGCCGTCTTGAAGAACCGACAGGCGACTTACGGCCCGCCCGAAGACAGCTTCGCCGATACCGCCGTTGTATGGTCGGTTATTGTGGGCTTCGAAATCAAGCCTTGGCAAGTTCCCCTTATGCTTGCCGGGTTGAAGGTCGTTCGCGCCAAGGCGTCGCCGCAACATGCTGACAATTGGGCCGACCTTGCCGGGTATGCCGCTTGCGGGGCCGAACTGGCAACCGCGCCGAAGCTTGGGGGTTCCGTCAATGAAGCCCGTTGAACTGGCAAACCCCGACGTTGTGTTGACCCCGCCCCCGGATATGCCCGAATGCGGCATTCTTACCGCCGTCAAGTTTGACGAAGGCGGGAACCGGGGGTTTGTGTCGTTGTGGAAACCGTCGGTCGCCGAAATCCGCGCCCTTGTTCAAGGCGGCTGCATATCGCTTGCGGTTTGCGGCGGGGCGCATCCCCCTGTTGCCTTGGGCGTTCAAGACGTGCAAGGAAACCTTGTCGAATGATCCGTTGCAATGGCTGCGCCCGTCGCCGCGAAGCCTTGCGACGCTTCTTCCTTCCCAAAGCAAAGAAAGCCCCTGACATGCCGAAAGAACCGACCGAAAAGTTACACGCCCAACGAAGCCGAAGCGGCGACGAATGGGAAGTTGTGAACGCCCGCAACGTCATTCAATCGAACGGGTTCGATACCGAATTTGAAGCCGAAGAATGGATACGGGAACAGGCGAAGAAAAAGGCGAAGTGATTGCCGAAAAGGGGTTGACGTTTCAAGCGTCGGCCCCTATCTTCTTTCGTAACGAAGCAACGTAACGAAAGGTTTCCGAAATGGCTTACGAAGTTCAAGTTTCCGTTCTTGGCGGTCTTTTGGTCGATGTTGAATTTACGATTTCGGGCGCAGAACCCGACGTTGGTATTATGTCGGCGGGCGTTGACGAATGGTCGATTGTCGGCATTAACGGAAAGCGGAAGAAAAATACCGATTGGATTTTGAACCGTCTTACCGCCGCCGACGAAGAACGTATCGTTGAAGCCTGCAACGAATACGCGGGCGACGGATACGAAGACGATTACGAACCCGATTACGATTATTGAAAGGAACGAACATGTTGAAGCTTACCTTGATTTGGGGAACCGTCGCCGCCTTGGGCGCGTTGGTTTACGCCATGCCGTCGCCCGAAGCCGACGAATGCAGCGCCGGGCGTATCGTAAGCGCGGCACAATTTGCCGTAGAAGCGCAGCTTCGCGACCCGGCGTCGGCGTCGTTTTTCGAAATGAAGTCGAACAAAGGGCTTGTATTCGGCAAAGTTCGGGCGCAAAATGCGTTCGGGGGTTACGTCGTAAACAACTTCGTCGCCGCCGTCGAATGCGTCAACAACGCCGCCGTCGTTCGGGGCGTGACAATCAACTAGAAAGGGCCGAAACATGCCTTGGAATAACGAAGACCTTATGACGCTTGTTCCGTTTAAGGTTCCGAACATGGCCGACCCGACGGCCCCGCATATCGGTTACGGCGTCGCAGGAAGAAGCTTGCCCGTTCCCGACTTGCTGTTTACTTTCGGCGGCGTAAATGCAAACGCCGCAAACCTGTTGTCGGCTGCGCCGTTGATGTATCAAGGGCTTTCCCGTGTCGCGGGCGCAATGCGCCAAATGTCCGACGAAATCGAAGCGTCGATTGCCGCCGGATACATTACCCGCGACCGCGTTCAATACGTCTTGACGAATTACGACAACATTGAACGCGATTGCTTGTCGCTTATGACTTGCGCGACCGAAGGCGTTGAAGCTTTCGTTAAGTCGTTGGGGGCTGCAAATGCGCGTCGTTGACTTCGCCCTTGCCGCGCTTGCGGTTGCGCTAGGCGTCGCCGGGGTTGTGGGCATTGTTTACGCTTGGGCTTCAACCGGGCCGAACTGCCCGCCGCCCGTGCCCGCCGATTGGCTAGGTTTCTGCGAAGCTTACGACGCGCAATAAAAAAGCAAAGTTTCGCGAAGTTTTCGCTTGACCTTCCCGAAGACCGAACTTAAATTCGAAACATGGGCCGCGATGGTCGCCGCCCGAAGAAACAAGGAACTTTCGAAATGGCAAAACGTCCGAATATCGCCGCCGTCGCCCTGAATATGGTTGCGCTTGCGGCAATCGTTGAAGCTGGCGAAGCCGGAACCTATGGCCCCGCCGCCGACGTGCAAGGGCTGGCGAACGCCGGGCTTGTTGAAATCAACCCGGCAATGACCGACGAAAACGGCAACGTCGCCGTTCGCGCGACCGCTGCGGGTATCGCCAAGATTGCCGAAGGTTCGGGCGCTGCGACCCCGGTTGCGACCGCTTCGACCGCCTTCGAAATCGGCGACGTTCCCGACGACATTCTTTCCGCCGCTTCCGAAAAGCGCCGGGCTGGTCGTTCGGGCGGCGAAAAATACCCCTTCGACGCGCTTGAAGTCGGCAAGGGCTTCTTCGTTCCGGCAACCGAAAAAATGCCGGAACCCGCGAAGTCGCTTGCTTCGACCGTTTCCAGCGCGACGGCCCGTTACGCCGAAGAAACCGACGAAGACGAAACCGTTACCGTCAAGACCTATGCGACGGGCGAAGACGGCAAGCGCGTGAAAGACGCCGAAGGGCATTTCGTTGTCGAAAGCGAAGCCGAAGTTACCCGCAAGAAAATGCGGAATACCCGCGTCTTCAAGCTTGTTCCGTCGAAGCCCGGCGCTGCGCCCGGCGCTTGGGTCGTTCGCACGGCGTAAGCCGTCAAGGGGGCGCGGAAACGTGCCCCCTAGCCCTTTCCGGGGAACCGTGTTACCCTGCCCGCGTTCAAGCCCTGCCCCTGCCCACAACGGCGGGGGCTGCGGCATATCTAGGGGTTCCCTTTCCGCTTCGGGTTGTGTTAGGGTTGCACAAACGTTAACGGGCAGGGCGAAATA